AGGGTGACTTCCCACTGCCTTTGCATAAGTTGTGCTTGATTTTTGCTTTTCATGTGTTATCTTCGCGCTGCCGCATCGTTGTACCCGGTAAAGGAGTACAGCTATGCGCTATCTCAAGCTTGCCAGCTTCACGTTCATCCTCGCCCTCGGCGTGACCCTTACCATCCTCGTGCTCTGGGCTGGTCGCTAAATCCCAAACATGATCAATTGTCCGTTCACCGCCGCTCCCTGCGAGCCATTGATCGAAACGGTATCGATGAACGTGTCACAATGCCAGAACCAGTTGGCGTGCAGCGTCGTCTGCGCTGATACGCTATTGTCAGCACCGGCGTTGAGTGCGGAAATTTGCTGCACCGTCTGCGCAACACTGGCCTTGAGCAGTTGGAACGGCCCACCCATGTTGCTGTTCCATCCCCTACATGACACCGTGAATGGCACGGGCATCGCTAACGTCTGAGCAGGCGCGCTCCCATTGCGGAAGTTCACGAGCTGCACGATCACTAGCTTGAAATTGCCCTGAAGCACTTGATAGAGCGTGGCCGTGCCCGAGGTAGAGCCGCTAATGGCGACACCGCCCGTGGTGCCTTCGGCCTGGTTGATCCACGCTTCTAAATTATTAAAGAATGCCGCCGCTAGAGCAGGCGCGCCGCCATTCACGAATAAACCGGTATTGACATAGCCAGGCATGGGTATTCCTCCTATATGGTTTCGTCTAACGGAAACGTGATACTTTCCAGATTGGTCTTGGTATGGCTATAGAGCCCACGGCACAGCATGACCCCGCTATCCTTTGTCCCGCTCGCATTCCCGCCGAAAAAGGCCACTTCAGCAATGACCACGCCAACCGCATCACCCGGCGCAACATAGAGCGAGATAATCACCTCACCGGGGTTTGTTCCATTGGTGTAGCTTGATATTTTCTTGCGGAACACTTCGGCTTGCAGTTTGGTGTCACTCACGGTCGGGGCCGTGTTCCCTGTTCCCAATGCCGCATAGGTGACCTTGCAACTCGCCGCCCCTTTCGATGCATCGCGATACATATTGTGACCAGCGTTCGTGAGCGTGTAGGTTATGGTTGGCATAAAACATCACCTCCTTAGCATGGGAATACAGTTACATCAGGGAAAAGACTCGTACTCGGGATAGGGCAGGCAAAGACCGTGGCAGAGCCGGTGACGGTCGGTGAGAACGTGATGCTTCCCGATACTGCGATCACTATCGATTGCCCCGTGCCCACATTGATGCTATTGGTTGGCGCTTGCTGCTTCAGGAGCTTGCTGAAGAAGTCCACCCAAGTAATATCAAATGGCCCAAGCACCGCTGTGACCGTGTACCAGATATTGAATGCGTCCAGCGTATCGGCAGCCGACACGTTCTCTATCAGCATCTGTGCGTTGTAGAGGGCATAATCAGGCAAGGGGACCGTCACGAGTTGCCCTTGCTGGAATCCCGTTTGCAACGTCTGAAAGACAAGCTGGCTGCCTTGTTGCGCGTAGAGGGTGAGCAGTTGGCCTGTCTTGGCCAGGCCGTTCGCAAGGCTCGTGATGTTGTTATCGGTTGCTACCATCTCCACAATGCCCGTTGAGCCGTCTAGCGCCTGCTCGTAGTTGATCTGTGCATTGTTCTGATCGACGATGGTCGTTGGATACTGCCCCGTGTAGACGACTTTGAGCAGGTCGATCGGGGCGTTTGGCCCGCGCAACTTTGTGCCGCTGCTATCCTGGCTGATGATCGGGTCACCTTGCGCCCAATACCACTGAGAGCCACTTGTCCCCTTGATCCCCACCGATTGCGCGACATAGCCTGCGCCATTGAGGTTGATGGAGATGGTTGGAGCAGATGCGAGCGCGTAACCCATCGTAAATGCTGTCTTCTGCCCATCACCGACTTGTATCTCGGTCTGCGTCACCGTCTGCGTCATGCCCCCAAGCAGATACTGCGTATTGCCGTAGGCCGGATTAGCGCGAGTCACATAGGGCGGGTTGTACTTGTGATCAATCTGCGTCCCGTCTACGAGCACGCTGTTGACGACTGCCGTGTAGGGCACAAACCACAGCTTTTTGAACTGGTCGATCTGCCAGTAGTAGAGCACGCCTGCCACTGAAGCGACTTTCACCAACTCGTCGAACGCCTGTGCTACTGTGCAGTAGACAAACGTAGCCGTGGGCAGGATACCAGTATTCTCTGTTGGATAGAGGGTGAGCGATGGGAAGACCGTCGTATTGGGGAAGAGGTCGGTGATGGCCGTACTATCGTAAATCTGCCCGATAGTGACACCTTCGGCGGCAAGGATGTTGGTATAGATGTCGTTGACGATGAAGCCATAGGACTTGCCGGTGTACGATGCTGCCACCACGCGCTTGTCTGCGAGGAAGTGCTGATCGACGCAGGTGATGGTATGCTCGAGCACAGGTTGGAAGCCCGGCTTTGTCTCCTTCGGGCTTGAGATGTAGCCGGAGAAGGCAAGTACGCCTCTTTTGTCGTAGATCGACACCTGCTGGTACTGCTGAAAGTGCGTGCTGGTATCGGTCTTGACCACAAACGAGGCCGTCGAGCGTTTGCCGATGGTGCTGTTGATGGTGAGCGAGCCCGCGACGACGAACTGTGGCACGCCGCCAATGAACACAGAGATCGTGCCATCGGTGCCATAGAGGCTTGCGCCATAGGGGCTTACTCCGTACACTACTGGCATATCAACTCCTCCTGCTCATCTAATGCCGATCCTTGTTCATTGTGGGCGCGACTGAGTAGGTCACGGTCACTGCTTCGCCTGGTTCCAGATTGACATTGCAGTTCGTGGTTGTGAAGAGCGTAATGCTATTTTTTGCGACGGCGCTCACCGTGCCGCCACTGATATACACTGTTTCCGGTGTCCCTCCTGCGGTATAGGTGAACGGTGAAGCAGTGACGGTGATAGCCGCCGCCCCTTGCGGGTTGTAGCCAGGGTTGGAACGCGCTGCCGCTGGCGTTCCGTTGAAGGTATTGACTCCATTGGCGCCGCTGAATTTGCAATTGAATACCCATGTCCCCGTTGAGTTCGCATTGATCGCTTGCGCAACCTGGCCTGTGCCCGTTCCTTGCGGGGTATTGAAGAGGCAATTCGTGATCAGGAGACTTCCGGTATTTGTCTGAGAGAGATCATAATTGCCCGCGCCTGCTGTTTGTCCATTGCCGATGAATGAGCACCCATCAAAGGTGACCTGACCGGCACCGGAATTGACGACTCCATGTGTTGCATTCTTGCTGAAGTGGCATCCCTGGAAAATGAGATCGCTGCCGAACGTGATAGAAACCCCTGGCGCGCCTCCCTGGATGAGCATATTGCTAAAGCTCATATTGGAGCAGGAGCCACTCGCGCCGGTTTCGATGAGGATGGTTGGTTTCGTTCCGGGCGTAGTACCTACATCACAGTTGCTTATGTAGGAGAATGAAGAGCCTTTCATGTGAATGACGTTCCCGGTCCCCGCCGAAACGACATAGCCTTCAAGATTGGTTGCGGTGATGTCCCACACATTCTCAAAGAGGAAGCAATCCCCCACCTGACACTGGTCCGCATTGCAGTTCACTAGATAGGCACCCATCGCGTTGATCGTGGCGGTTCCCAGGAAGTAGAAGCCATTGGCACACTGTTCGGTGTACACATCATTCAAGCGTGGGAAGAAGCTGCTACCGGAAGCGGTGTTCTCTATCTTCACACCCCAACCATTGATGTAGTTGAGTCTGACATGCTCTATAATCCAGTTATTGGCGTGGGAGAGGTGAATACCGTTGCAGGCAGGGTTGCTTGAGTAGGTTGTGCTATTCCCTGCAATGGTGAGATTGTGTATCTCACCGTCATCCACGTTCGTCGCAATGATCACATCCGTGCCAACAAAGGTGGGACTGATCAAAAGTATGCAAGCAGCCTGTTGCACGCCCATCAGCGTTACTTTGCTTGCGGTGATGTTCAAAGGCGATGAGATTTTATAGGTGCCAGGAGGAATGAGAACGGCGCCGCCTGCCGTGAGAGCCGCTTGAAGGGCCGTGGTGTCGTCGGTTGTGCCGTCCCCCTTTGCGCCGTATGCCGGGTCTTTGACGTTCACGAACAGGTTCTTGATTGACCCATCGGCGTTGTGGGCCACGCTCAAGAAATCGTTGAGGACGGCGCCCCAGGTGTTGCTGTCGGCTCCTACGGTTGGCAATCGTGACATGTGGCTTCCTCCTTAGAATTTAGCGCCTGTCGCATCACGTATAGCGGCTACGAAGTCCGGCAGCGCCGCCTGGGCCAGTTGGCGGCCATTGACGACGAACTGAATCACCACGGGCCGCCCTGAAGTGCTGCCGCCGCCTACCTGGGACATTGGATACACACCGGCGCCTGTCGGCAGATTCATCAAATGTGGCCCTACCACGAGTTCAGCTTGACCTCCCTCACCGACCAGGGAAGCACCACCAGGGGCATAGTTTGTGCCTGAAGCGTAGTGGTGAACCGTAGCAGATGAACCAGCATTGGCGCCGCCAACATTGATGTTCACAGATCCCTCAATGGGATGGTCGAGGATATAGTTCGCGACGTCGTCCCAATAGCCTTTGGCTAAACTATCCATATTTTGGAAGTCACCGATCACGTTGTCATGGAGTTGTTGAACCAGGCTAGAAGCCGTAGACTCTGTGACGGAAAAGTCGCGCACGACCTGCTGCTCCATATTGAGCGCTGATCCTGCCACATGGGCAGCCATATTCGACGCGGCGTCTGCGGCTGCGTTATACATCCCTTGCGCGCTGTTCGCGACTGCGTTTCTCATCTGGGCCGCGCGCATCGACGCGGTATTGGTCATCTCCGTTATGTGCTCCGACACGCCTGATTGCATGTTCGCGACAGAGAGCTGCACGCTGGCCGAGGCACTCGCCACACTGCCGGCAATCGTCACCCCCCAGGCTTGCTTGGTGAGGGTGCCCAGGCCGCTGAACACGTCCCCGATGCGTTTGCTGATGGTGTCTATAGCCGTACCATTGCCACTATACGCGCCTGCAAACGTCGATGTCGCCTTGCCCGCCACGTCGAACGCATTGTGCACAATCGTGCCCATATTTGAGAAGCCCTGCCCGATTTCGACGCCGCGCTGGTGCACGGAGGATTGCACCGCTTCCATGATGTGATCCCAGTTCATCGCCACATAGCCAGCGCCAACAATGGCTGCGGCAGCCAGCGCAAACACGCCAATCAGGCCAAACGCTGCCGCATTGGTCGCCCACAGGACAGGGATCAGATCCTTGAGGAAGGAGATCGTCCCGATGATGCCGTTCATGAACTTCGTCAATTCGACCGCCGCAAAGGCGATGCCCAGCGCAATCAAGGCGCCGCGCAGGATTGTCCCGGTCGCGCCTGCGTCCTGAAAAGCACCGGCGATGTTGCCGATAACGCTGGCAGTTGTCCCGATCACATTCCCAAGGGTGGACAGCCCTGTGCTTATGGCAGAGAGCACCGTGGCCTCGCGCCCCGACTTCACGAACCAATCGTCGAACCGGCCAATCAGCGGCGTGACGTTATCCAGCATGGCCTTGAGCGCGGGCAGCAACACATTCCCTGCATCAATGCCCAGCTTCTGTAAAGCCGCATTCGCCTGCCCGATCTTGAAGTTGAAGGTGTCCTGGATGGCAGCCCAGCCCAGGATCGAGTTGCCCGCCTCTTTCGTCTTGCCGGTGATAGCCGCGACATCAGCCTCGTAGGTTTTCAGTTGGGGGCCAGAGAGTTCAAGCAAGGCGAGAAGCTGCTTATTGCCGCCTGCGATGGCCTTCAGCGCCTCGTTGTACGCGGTAGACCCAGCCGGGAACTTCTTGCCTAAGTCATCGGTGATCATCTGGATCGCGCCCGGCAGTGACTGGCTCATTGCATCAGACACCTGTTGCGTCGTGAGTCCAATACTTGCGAGTGCCTTGGTGCCGGCAACGGTAGGTGCTTCCAGGGCTAAGATGATCTGCCGCAAGTGGGTAGCGGCCGAGGTGGCGTCATCGCCCTGCGCGGTCATGACGGCCAAACCGGCGGCGATGTCGGTGAGGGAGATGTGGAATTTTGCGGCTACCGGCAGCACATTGGGGATGCCCTCTGCGAATTGTTGAAAGGTCATGACGCCGAGACCGACCGCCGCCGTCATGATATTTGTGGCCCCGGCCGCCGTAATCGCCGTCCCCTTGTACGTGTCCAGGATAAAGACTAGCGCTTTCGCTGTCTCGGTGACGCTGGCATTCTCAGCGCGGGCAGCCTCTGCCGCCATGCGTAAGACGTTCAGGCCATCGGCACCATGATGACCACCAGATTCCACGATGTACATAGCGTCGGCCAGTTCTTGCGCGCCGGTGCCGACCTGCACCGACATGTCCAGGATGCCCTGACCGACCATCTTGAGCTTGCCTTGCTGCTCACCCGCCGTCGTGTACAGTTTGGTGATGGACTGCTCGAAATCGCCTGCCATCATGGCAGCTTTCGCACCCAACGCCACAAAGGCAGCACCGGCAAGCGCGGTTCCACCAACCGCAAGCCCCGCGAGCTTCGCGCCCGCGCTGTCTGCCGACTCACCGACGCGTGCGAGCTTGAGCGCTCCCTCGTCGGCGCCGCGTATGGTGACGATGCCTAGTAGTTCTGCCGCTGAAATCACTGTGACCTATCTCCTATGCGCCTCTAGGATCTTTGCCGCGGCTGCCTCGGCATTTATGAACATGATGGCCCGATCTCTCCACCAGATTGACTGTTCCAGCAGTTCCCACGGCGCGACCCCGTAGTATTGCGCCGCTTTCACCAGGGTGTAATCCTCAGGACAGGCGCCCATCTTGCCACCCATTGCGAGCCAACGCCCCAGATTTACTTGTTCCCATTCATCTGAGGCGCTTGCAGGTTTGGGCGCATGTCTTCTCCAAGGGCTTGCGCGATTTGCCGCATGAATGGGATGCCAAATTCGTCAATGCGTTCAATCGGGAACATCACGGGCGGATCCACGGTATCGTCTATGATGTCCCAGGATTTGATGAGAGTCGGGAAATACTCTTTATCCGTGACCTCTCCTGCCTGGGCTCTCGCTAGCAGCTCTTGTGTGAATTTGTTGGGATAATAGACAAGGTTGATCGTGACATCATCATTGTCCTCATCGCCCTTGATCACAAGCTTGACCTTTGCCGTTTTCGCGGCAATCTGTCTGAATGTAACTGGCATAAAGCTCCTTTAGAGTGCTGTCAACAAATTCGTGACGGTGACCCGCTGCGCATTTCCCCACGTGGCATCCTCAACGATGGTGAACTCCCACTCTTCGGCAAACACGCCATGGTCATCCTTGAACGGGTTTGGCTTGCTCACCTTGACCGCCATATCGTGCTGGTAGATGTTATAGGCTTGCGCCACGCTGGAGACGGTTGGTGTGCCGCCTGATAAGCTGACGTTTGTTACAATGACTGGCGACATATCCGAGGCCAGCGCACCCGAGAAGGTGAATGTGTATGGCCCGCCTGCGCCGCCTGTCACCGTACAGTTGGCGCCGACCGTCGAAAGCAACTGAAATGCTGTGTTGACTGTCGCTGAGGTCAACGCGGCGCTATAGGCGATGTTGGCCGTGGTTTGACCCTTATAGCCCAGCGTAAAGTTCCCGGCTGTGGCGCCGCCGCCAATCGTGACGGTCTGCAAGTTGTCGATGATGAGCCCTTGCGCCTGGATGCGTAAGAACTGCGTCGAGCCGGTTTGCAGGCTGGTGAGCGGGGTCATGCCCGTCGCGTCTGCTTCCATCAGTACCTTGATGACGCAGCCCGGATTGAGGTCAACGTGCGACGTCCAGCCAAGCGTGGCGCGGTTGAACGGGAAGAATGGGCCGTAGATGCCGGTAAAGGCATAGTCCAGGTTGAGCACCTTCATGAGCTGCGTCGTGCCCAGCGCGGCTGATGTGGGGTCAAGGTAGATGTTGAGATGCTTGCCAGCCATAGGGGCGAGCGCGATGGTGGTCGGGCTGCCTGTCATGGTGACGCCATCTACCAGCGGTTGAGCCAGGAGCTTGCTTCCAATGGTGATACCGGTCTGACGATCACCTTTGAAGCTGTACTCGGTGAAGAGGCTATAACTGGCCTTGCGTGCCCGGTTTGCATCGCCTTGCTCGATGGAGTACGTCTGCGGCACGATGGAGCCGGTGAGCGGCGGGACATATATCCAGTCCTTAGCAACGGTACTAGCGCCATGCGCGACGGGTGAGACGCTTCCCATTGCACCCGCTAAGAGATAGATGATGCAGTTGTAGTCCAGGTAGCCGCCAACCGTGCCTTCGACCCATTCCGAGTTCTCTATTTGCGCCGAGGGGTATTTGCGCCCGGTCGGCTCGTACATCTTCACATCAGCCATCGGCCCCCACTGGATATCGAAGCATTGTATGAGCTTATTGGCCGGAACATTCGTGCCAAGGGCGGAAGTCGACTCAGCGCCGAACTGGAGCCGCTGGTTGATGGTGGTAATTTCCTGGGTCCATGCCATGGGTTTCTCCTATCATCCCCTGCTCAACCAACCGGCTATCCTGGTGGAGGCTAGCGTCCCCAGGAAACTCCAGTTGTTTCCTAGCTTATTGCCGATTGGCTGAGTACGAGATACGAAAGTTAACTTCCTTGTAGATCTATGCGATAGAGCCCTCCAAGGCTCGTCCATTGGACACCATTTATAGGTTGAGGGTCGTCAAGTGCGATTGACCCATCGCGGTAGCACTCAAGCACGCCGCCGCCGCCTGGTAAAGCCGTTGGCCTGACGCTCTTGAACAGTGCATCGATGCGGTCAGCGATAATCACCATCGCGGCATAGGTGCTTGTCGGCCCCACGGCTTTGATTTGCATGAGCAGACTTGCCCACAACCGCACCTTATTCATCGTCAAGATGTCGGTGTCGGCTTGCTTTCCGTAGCTTACAAATGGCGGTACAGTCCCTATATCAGCGAGTCCTAGCCACAGGCCGCCCGTAGCCGCCGCCATGAGCGCGCTATCGGCTCGCATGGTGCTATTGATCCATTGGAACGCTTGTGCTGTCTCAGACATTACAATCCCTCAAGCAGTAACTTCTCAAACTTTGCAGCCTCTTCAGGAAAGTGCTGCGCCCCCAGCGCCAGCGCCTCGTCCCAGAATGGTTGGGCGCCCATGAAGCGTGTCCCATAATTCACATAGCCGCCGTAATTGGCAGCCACGCCCACCACGCTATCATCAGGGCCATCAGGCGCTTTGGGCGGCAGATAGTACGAGTCGCCGGGTGGCTCGCCTGCCCGCCCGTAGGTACTGCCATATTTGGGCGTATCGGAATACACGCTACCCGCCAGAAAGCCCGTCTTCCAGGGCGCATCGGCCCCCGCCACCGCCTCAATAAAGACCGCGGTATCGCTTGAGATGGTCTGACATGCAGGCCGCAATGCCCGCGCGAGAGCCGGGAACAGATTATAGATCACTCCCGTCAGTGCCATAGCGCCCTCCTAGCTAATCGTCACGATCAACACTTCATCCGTGAATGTGTAGCTCTCAGCCGATTGGATACCGTAGGCTTTCCAGTTTTTGCCGGCATACACGATCTGATCACCCTCGCGAATGTCTGTTGTTGGCATAAAGCGCAAGAGCAGCGCGAGTTGCGAGCCGATGATACCCGCATAGGCTTGCAGCAGCGTCGCACTTGGCTTGATGACATTGACCTGGGCTGTGCCAACGGTGACAGGAACCCCCACATCATGCCCGTAGCTATCAAGCACTGGCGGTGATGGAGGCCGCTGCACCGTGACCGTCACATCAAGCGAACCTGCAACCGTTGCAGCCATATCTGCTTTCTCGCGCGCAGGAAGCATCGGCTATTCCTTTACCGGCTCCGGCCAGTGCCATGTGCCAACCGCGCCGCCTTCATCGTGCGAGACAGGAGAGGCAAAAACCCCGGGACCTCGCAGCGTCACCGCCTCATCATCGAAGATTTCCACAATGGCCGCATCCAAATGCGCGCCTGGTTTGCGTTCGTCTCCGAGATGGGAATAGTCATCGAGCACATAATGCACGCCCTGGCCCAGCACAGGTGGCTTACTTGCCACAGCAGGCGCTTCTGCTACAGGAGCCGCTTCGGTTACAACTTCATCAGCCATGATGTATTGTCCTTTCGTTTTGTCATTCGTTCGTTATCTCCAGGGGGCCTCAAGCTCAGGCCGGAGATCGGTCCGTACCATCTTGGCAATCTTGGGTTTGGCCTGTTTGCGGTAGTAGTCGGCCATCTTCAGCTTGCCCGCCATCAACTGCGAGCGCTTGAATGATTGCCCATCTGAGCTAAAGTCATAGGCTCCCGCAAGTGTCGCGGCCCAGAAGTCCAGCAAGTTAGCAGCCGCTGAATACACATCGTAGACCTTGCCCGTGGCAAAGACCGGTGGCAGTTGACCCGGTGTCGTACCGGTAGTGAACACGCTTGCCTCAAACTGCCAGTGCGCGCCGTTATCGAGCAGCAGTTCAGTGGATACCGGGGTGAGCACTTTCCAGAATGCGGTGCCCAGCAGCCCTTGCAACACTACGTCGGCCTCCCAGTAGCCATGCTTGCTGTAGTAGTCGGCAAAGATGAAGGCTGCAATATTGTTCGTGCTGGCGGTATTCACAATGCTTGCAAATGGTTCAAGCGGCTCGTAGCCGATATCATCGCGACTTGCGTCGAGCCGATCTTGAATTTGCTGGTCGGTGAACTGCTGATTTGCGCCCGCCGGGTCCGCTATCATGGTTCTCGTCAGGGCTATCAGGTCGCTCATCGTGTTTCTGACTGCCATCGTTCTCCCTCGGGTCTGCTACTTCATGGCCACCTTCCGCTAGTAGGCGTGTGATGTGAATCGGGTCGACAACGCACACCACATTGCCGTTAGGATGCCGTATCCACACGGCTTAGAACCGTGCCGGCACAATCACCGCCCAGATTAGCCCTGTCATCGATGCCGCAAAGTCCACACTGATAGAGCCGTCTGACTGGACAAACCGCGCTGAGTCAAACGGCCCGATAAAGGCCGTGCCCGTCGATGCGGTCAGGTTCCCAGAGGTGAAGTCACCCAACCCGCCGCGAAATGCGGGCGGGTTGCTTGTGCCTGCGCGCACGATCACCGTCTTGGTACCGGCAAAGGTGTTTGTGACATACAGCAGAAGCTGCTCAGCGTCAGGTGACGCAGGAATGGCGTTCGATGGCAGCGCAATGGTCATGCCGTTAGCCGCGTCAATCGCGGTCCCAGCATTGTTGAGCACCGCGCCGTTAGGTGAAAGTGTCGTAAGTGGTAAGTTCGTTCGTGCCACGTTCGTTGCTCCTTTCTCAGGTATTTATGGATGGGTGAATGTGGCAGCAACAGCGGCCTGTGGACGGACGGTCTTCGCGCCATAGAGCGTCAAGCCTTTGACCGCATCACCGAAACGCAGAGGCGGGCGGTACGCTTCCGTCTTTGTCAGCCCTATCGCTTTGGTATAGGCCATCGTATGGCTTGCCAGCACGATATCAACACACCCGGCTGTACCAACTGTGCCAGAAATGTGTGGAGCGTTCACGCTCTCGTACACATCCATGCCCAGAATACGACCACGGTAGGCATCGTTTGAGAGGCCCTGCGCAGCATCAAGCGCAGCATTCGTAATTTGGGCGTTGGCTTCTGATGTATTAAAGGAGGTGAAACGTGGGTCCATCAGTAGCAGTGTCGTAATCCACGGAGGGATCACACACCAGCGCCCAATCTTGGGTACTTTCTGCTCTGAGAGGCGCTGTGACACCTGGACGAGCTGGTCATAGGCGGTGCCGGTTGTACCTGCGGATGCACCCACGGCTGTATAGACAGGATAGGCAGGCGTCCCTGAAATCTGCGTGGCGGCATCGACGTAGAACCCCGCGAGGTAGTTGTCAATCTGCAACGCAAGATCGTAGGCAGCCCAGGACATGGCCTCAGTCATGACCTTAGGATGGTTTTGCGCCATATCCACATCGTCCACGATGAAGTTGTAGTATTTCGCCTGTGAGATCACCAGCGAGGTCTGCGCATCGGTCAGTGATTGAGGCGCTGCAAGATCGGTGTCTTTACTATAGCTGGAGACGGTGATATCACCGATGGCGTTGATACGCACGGTGTCACCCATGCTGTTGATCAGGCCCTCGTAGTTGTCGTTGAATAGGTTGCCAAAGACAAGGTTGGCCCGCAGGGCAGGCAGCAACGTATCTGCCCACAAAATGGGATTAAACTCATTTAGAGACATGTCTTTCTCTCTTCTATCATCTCGACCGTAGAGGAAAGATGATTATGTGGTTTTAGTAGCGCGGTGGCGGGTTCTTAGCAATGAATAGCTGGATTTCTGGCCGTCGCGCCTCGTATTGCTCTCGGGTCATCTTCGTGATGACCTCCCAAGACAGGGCTCCTTGCCCACTCGTCTGCGCACGTGATGGATTGGTTGCGCCGCCTGCCGTCTGTGCTGTTTTGCCTGCCAGGTATGGTTTGTTCTTCAGCAGATCTTTGAGCAGGGCATCGGCATTGCTCGGTGTGCCATCGCCGTCGTACTCCAGTGCATCCCAGTCGATGAGTTGCGCCGCTGCATCCGGGTCGATAATGCCGAGCTTGCTGGCAATCCGTTCTACCTCGTAGCGCACGACCCGCTCTGTCAAAGCGGCTGTATCGCTATCATACTTGGATTGCAGGTCGGTGGCTTGCTTCTGCCAGCGTTCCGTCTCGGTGAGCTTCTCCGCGTCCAGCTTTGCCTTGAGTTCGTCGAACTCTTTGGCTTTGCTTTCTGCGAATTTCAGCCGATCACGCATAGCACGCGCTTCTGAGCGCAACTTGCGAGCTTCTTCTAAGGAAATGGGTTCGGTATCCGTCGCCGCCTGGGCATTGGATGAGGTAGCCGCCTGGGCTGTATCAGCGTTCGCCGCCTGGGCGTCTGCCGATGAGGAATTATCGTTCTCTCCCATAAGTATAGTCGTCCTTTGTACTCATGTCAAGATGACGATTCATCCTGACTGTATAATCTTCTACTTATACATGCAAAAAGCGCGCCGCAAATACCCGTTCTACCGGTGAAACTGTGCCGATAATCTGAATTATCGGCACAGTTTCACTTGCCATGATAGTGTGGTCCTCCTGGGGCAGCCCCTTTGCGCCTGGCAATCATGCCAATCACCGCCTGTGGCACGCCCTTGGCTTTGAGTTGGGCTGCGCGCCCGCCATGCCCGAGCTTGTTGGACTTGCCGCGAAACTTGCCGGTCTTCTTCGTATCAGTCGCCATGAGTATTGCCCTCCTTGTTACCTACCGAAAAATGGTGACTCCTGTTGCTGCTGCTGTCCTGGCTGTATGCCCTGAACCGCCATTTGTTGCTGCTGCTGTTCAAGCTTTTGCTGATCTTCCTTCGCCTTGTTTTTCGCCTCTTCGTCAGCGTCAAAGCCCGCGCGTGCCATGAGTGTGGCATCTGAGACGCCAATCGTTGACCATATTTGCGCCGTTTGCGCGGCAAGCAGGTCATCCACCGGTAGCAGATTCTGCCACTCGATCTTCACCTTGTACTTCTCATAGGCTGCCACGCTCAACCTGCCGGCCAGCACGAGTGCCGCGCGTGACACAGCACGAATGAGCTTGCCATACAAACGCTGCTTGAGGATGGTCTTCTCGATGAGCGGTTGAAACAAGAGTTCTAACGCCACGCCTGAGATATTGCCTCGTGGCAGGGTCGTTTCTCGCCCGAGTGCCACGCCTGGCACACGTGAGCGTTCGTCCATGTCGGAGCGCAGGTCAGCGGCAAAGTTGCGCGAGGAGGCGAGGTCGCTATGCATCTCCAGGTTGTACATTTTGCCATTCTCTGCTTCGATCACGATCACCTCGTTCACAGCCACACTGAGCTGTGACGCCTTGAAGCCAGAGCCCACCGTCTTGGGGTGCGCATGCCACCGGATGATAGCCTGTGTGTTGGTCTGCGTGAAGTTCAATGCCTTATTCATGCCGATGAGATCAGCGGTCAGGTCGGAGATGCCCCACGGGTCATTTGGATTGGGCAGGTTCTTATTGGTGAAGATGGGCGGGAACGGCCACGGCCAGTCCTCTGAACCGACAAGTTCCCAGCGGTCATTCTGGCTACGCTTGATGTAGTCCGTGATGGTCCAGGTGTCCTCAAGGTCATCCTCACCCGTTGCGGTGAGATCACTGTTCGGGTCCACACGCGCGATGATCTGCCGCTTCTGTATGTCGCCCTCGCTATACTCGATGATATAGGCGACATGTGTCTCGCAATCGTTGGGGAGTGTCACCATACGCACAAGTTGTGGGTCCATCACCACGATACGCGGGGCCGCCATCTCGCCTTGTGCTGGAATGAGCTTGACGAAGTTCTGTCGGCACACACCGCCATTCATCGCCATCTCGGTAAGGAGCGTCATCTTGTCGTCGTCATCGCCCCACAGTTCGTCGAGGAAGTCCTGATCTGCTGCGATGAGCTTGAGTGTTTGACCGAACAGGAATGAGACGCCTTTATCCACAACGGGCCCGCAGCGGTTCGTGATCACATTGAGATCGGGCTGGTCACGCTCTACTTTCAATGGCGGTGTGAACTCGCCACGGTAGGCTTTCCAGGCGGCTTTCATCTGCTCTTTACGCTCGATGTCCTCTTGCGGGGTTGGCGCTTGGGCGAGCGTCTTGGGCTGGTATTGTTGTGCGTAGGTGATCATGGCTTACCAACTCTTCCATTGTTCAATTTCTTTTGGGCTGGCGGCGATGAGTTGCTTCTCGACCCAATCTGAGAGGCACTTCAATGAACAGCACAACGTCGGCTCTTTGCCATTCTGCCACTTGCCTTTCGAGACAATATACCAATCGTCAGGCATGGCATCATTGGAATGTTGAAAGAGCAACGTCGGGTCAAGTAGATGCTCTTTACAGCACACATCACAACGGAATCCGTTTATTCTCATGCTCACCTCCAAATGTCTCGATAATACGTCACGCCCGAGGGCTGTAGATCGAAGCGCGCGACCATGTAGCGGTCAGTATCCATCCCGTGATCGTTCTCTTTGACCGGCTCCTCTTTGACGCCCGTGGGTGTTTGCTTCCACACGTAGCTCTCAGGTTCTTCAATCGTGCAGGTCGGTTTCTTCTGCCGTGCCAGGTCTGGATCACGTTCTACCAGCGCATCACGGAAATGCATCAGGCGCGGCTTGCCGTCACCTGCGGCGCGATAGCGAGCAGCCGTTGCCTGAATGCCATCGCTCACGGTCTTGTGCGCTGCTGTGGTCATGAGCCCCGAATGCCGTTCAAACGTGGCGCGGTCCTCGGCGTCGTGGTCACAGATAACTTCCCGTGGCAACGGGTCGCCGTCTTTCTCTCCCCAGCGTGAGAGTTCCTTGATCTGCTTCGTGTGGTCTTCGACGAGGCGTTTGGTATAGTAGATTTCACGATAGCAGTAGAGTCGCCCGTCATCGTCGCGCGCATACCACTTGCAGCAGAACGGGTTGGTATAGCCGAAGTCGACGCACAGGTAGCGCGGCCACTCCTTCGGGACAGGGAAGCGGTCAATCACGTTGCGCGCTCTATCCCATGAGTCCTCGTACACCGTGCCTTCTGCTGCTACCCACAAACCTAGCCTATAGCGGGCATAGCGCACACCAGTGAGGCCCTCAAGGATGCCGAAGATGTACTCGCGGCCCTCTTCGGTCCAGTCTTGTGTAGCAGCGTTCCAGTAGCGCGGATTGTCTTCGTGGCGCGAGAGCAAGCGTGTCGTGCGGCCCTCGTTCATGCGCTGATTGAGCCAGTGCGTTGGCGCATCGGGGTTCACATCCATAATGAGCTGACGGTACGGCACTTCAGGGCTATAGGTGCGTGGACGCAGGCGCATGCGCACAAACTCTGCGTCCTCCTGCTCGCACTCCGTGGCCTCGTTGATGTAGCCCCAATCGAACTCGGAGGAAAGCACTTTCTCCGGCTTGTCTAAGCCATTGACAATCATCTCGGAGCCGTTGGGATAGCGATAAGCGGCTGGTTCAGCCTTTGAGCCACCGAACCAGCGGATATCGGTACGATTGTGCAGGATGTTCTCACGGTAGGTCACCAACGCCGAACCTGCGAGCGCAACGTTGGTTTTCCTAGTGACCAATGCACGACTGCCAGGGTAGCGCGAAAGGAGCACGTGAATCTTGTAGAGTGCTGCGACAGTTTTGCCTGTGCCTGCCGGGCCATCAAGACACGCCTCGCGATCACGACACCAGCCGAGCGCCAAGTTGTTGCCACGTAGCTCGGGTGCAGCGATGCGGCGTTCGGTTGGGCGTGTGGCGAGTGTGGTCATGGCTTCCTCTCTACCCACTTTTTGAGAGCATCATCGTAGCCTGCCCTACGTACTAAGCGGTATACGGCTTGCTTCATTTCCTCCGTTGTCAGCGTGCATTGCTCAGGCGGGTATACCGTGATACGCGGATAGTCAGGAGTATAGGGATACTCCCGCTCAACCGTGAGGCGCATACCAGTTTGCTCATCGGTGTATTCTTCTAGCTCTGCGCTCATTCTTTCGGGCCCTCCAAGTAATTGAGAGGTACTTCCTGGATGATGATGCTCGGCCCTGGCATGTCATCTGTCTTCACATCAAGACCCATCAGTTCGGAGATACGCTTGCTATAGTTGGCGACACGATCAGCGGCCCAGTGCCAGTTCGGGTCTTTCTCATCCAAGGCAACCTTGTAGGACCGTGCCTGTATCTGTTGGAGCATGTAGAGCTGCTGGTCCCGTAGTTCTTTGACATCGTGTGTGATGCAGCGGCCCAATTCGCGCATGACGGCATGGTGCGCTGCGCCGCGTGATTGATAGCCCGATTGCGCTGCCACCTCATCCCAGTTGAAGCCCTGCAACTTGAGCCTGAGCGCCGTCTGCACCCGTTGCGCTGCATTGACATCCCGCGTGGTTGTACCTCTAACGTTGTCATGCTTGCCTTTGCGCGATGGATAGTTGACGCTCATTCGTCACCTCGCACATGTCGAAAGCGGGCGAGGTCGGGATGGTCGCGCCAAAACGCCTCGTCCTCAGCATCGCTCATTTCCTCGCCAAAGGGCACATAGTTGCGCTTGCGTGCGCGCTCCACGCCCTCGTCGAGCGATGCGTGTGGGTTGACCGTGCGCTTGTAGGGCACATGACCGAGCGGCGTGGCGATGCTCTCAGGCGTGCGTGTGAGATGTGGGCGTTTGCGAGCCTTGCTACTCAAGAGGCGCAAGAGATGGATCATACTTGTGTAACCTCCATCTTTTCTACCCAATCAAGAAATTGTGGCATTGGCTCTCCTAATACGATGTTATCCTTATAGCTCCATCGCTTAAGAAAGAGACCTGTAGTCTGATACACATCCCAATCCACAGCAAGAAATGTAGCCCAAGAGCCATCAAGATCACGTGACTCTTTCTCCCAAACTCCTGTGGAGTTATAGGCTACGCGGTGAAAGCGATGTGAAGCAAAAGTCTTAACTGCCCAGGGGATTAGTTCATGAGTATAGGCTACTGCGACAGAAAGCAAGCTAGTGCGCTGCTCGTTCATATATGCTTGCACTGTGATATGTGGATAGAGATAACCCTCATGACGGTGAGCAAGTTGCCAAAGTCGTTTGGGGATTTCGGTATCTCTCTTACTGCTTCGCGATTTGCGAAGAGTAAATGTATGCCAATCTCTATCTCCCCACTGTATCCTTGAAGCGATGCCACGCATCACGCACTTCTCAAGTCGTTTCTGAAAACCATCAATACCCGCGTACATATCAAGATCTTGAGTTAGTAAGGTTCCAGCTGCACTTTCGACTGGATAATAATCTCCGCCTCCTAGCCAATCGCTGATAGCAGGCCACACGAAGCGCGGCATATCAATGGCACTTTTGCTTAAATTGGCCTCAACTGCTGCTCTCATTGCCTTACCTCACATCCCCTCTGCTCTGCTATCTGTAGCATGTCCTCTGAGCAATCGCACCCATAAGCCTCACGCCCTAAGCGATGAGCTGCAAGTAAGAATGTGCCAGTGCCAGTAAAGCAATCAATCACTCTATCCCCTGGCTTCGTGCTATGCCTGATAAGCCGCTCTGCTAACTCATCGGGCTTTTGCCATGCATGATAGCGGTTACCTACACGTCCATCAGGGGCATTGATTTCTTGTGCACTAAACTGCTCGTTCATGATGGGACAATCAAGCGGAGGTGCTTCCTCTCCAACAAAGTAGAGGATTGCTTGCCAGTTCTGCTTATAACCATAGAGCGGTGATGGGCCTAGGGTATTGCGGTAACTCCACACAAGCACTTGCTGTACAGGCATACACGCCTGTACATTAAGATAGGCTTGCAGTTCTTGAGGATAAGCGCCAATACAGACATAGGCACGGCCTGTTCTCTTGACCTTTGAGAGAGCAAGAGGGAGCCATGCATTAGCAAATGAAGTGATATCATCTATGTCAGTAGCGTAAGGGGGATCGGTAATCAGGAGATCACACATCTCCTGCTGTGGAAGCCAAACCTCCCAGGATGCAAGAGTGATAAGTGGCTTAGTAGGGGCCGCTTGCGCTTCTGCATCCCGCTCTGCTTTCTTGTCTTCAAGGTCTCGCTGTTTTGCCAGTTTGAGGACACTCGCCTGGGTTAATTCTTTGCGCTTGTCCTTTGCTTCTGCAATGTGCTGCTCGAATGTCTCTTCTGGCAAGTCATCTATAGTCTGGCAACGTGACGACTCATTTTTCGTGATGCCGATGTCTTCAAGCTTAGGCGGGAGTGCGGTCCCATGATGGGACCGCACTCCATATTGCTTTCCTAGTCCCTTCGCCCCTTCATTCTTCGGCATTTCTTTCAGCAGTTCACCCATAGCACGCTCACAGCGCAGGATAGCCTCTGCCGCGTTGTGCCGATCATCAAAAAGCCAACCATGCTTTTTTCCATACTCAAGAAGAGCTTCGACTTTATCTCTGATCTCTTTTAACTCTTGGATAGAGCGAGCGGTTGCAATATCTCGTTTTAGCTGATCCAAGTTCACTACAGAACGCTCTACAGTTGTCAAGGTAATTCCTCCTTGGGCTCACATTTGTCATGCTGTGCCACGAAAGAAATGAGTTGCCGGTTCATCTCGTGCAGGCCGAACTGGAAGTAGTCAATCAGGAGGGAGCCGCCACACCACGAGCAATGGATATGCACGTCTGGATGTTTGCGCCAATCGTCGAACCAGAATTGGTGCCGTGCCATCCCTAGCTTCACACGTTGTTCTAGCGTTTGTGCCATGTGTCACCTCAGTGAGCGAACAGCCACACGTAGGCGCCGCTATAGCCTAGCAGGATAGCAGCAGCTGCGAGCAGGGTGGTTTTGTGCCACGGTGGGAGCTGCCTCCAGGTGCCCTGCATGTCGATGTCCATGTGTGCCTCCTTGCTGGCGTCGAGCAACAAAAAACGCCCCTGATCTTCTCAGATCAAGAGCGCCTGCATGGGCCGAAGGCCCGCGTTATCAGCACTTAGGATGGAAGCTGAGCCTCTTGTGTACCCTCCCCTGACATGCAGCATAGGGATAGTCACTGCATGCCCTCATCGCCTATCCTGCGAAACGGGCCATTGTCAAGAGGCTCTCATAGCCTGCTCCCCTGGCTAGTCACTGTCAATAAAAATTGGGGTAGGGAGGCTGGCCCTGCATGATCAACAGGGCGTTTCCGCTAAAGCGCGCCGCGGCGTTCTGACTAGATCATCCCTGAACTACAGCCTCTATGTATGTCCCTGACGGGACGCTTGCTGCTGGCCTATATTTATTCCAGCCGACCAGCGGGCTTGGCTGGGGTATCATGCGCTTTTCTTCTTCTTGCTTATGACGTTGGCGGTGTGCTCAAATTCCGTGATGTTGCCGCCAAATATCTTGAGCAGCAAGCGACCATTGCCACCGGCTATCTCCTTGATAAAGCCGATGAGTCTACTGATCATGCCGACGTCTTCCGTGTGGACATTCTCAAAATGCTTGAGTTGCCCAACACAGACGGCTGGAATTTCACCTGTGTCGCAAGCATACATGGGTCACCTACAAGAAGAAAGGTCTATGGGAGTAGTATAGCCTACAAAATGACCGCTTGCAAGATGTGGTACACTAAAGGTTCAAATCCGTGCTATTTTCCACACTTACGACATGTTGAACGGGTATCGGGGTTATGTTCCCCACATTCACATACCCAACTATTCATCTTGAACTCCTTTCCTGTGGCTCAGCAAGTCACGATACGACGCCTTCGGCCTGTGCTGTGCGGCACTGCCTGCAAGTCCAACCGCCCTCGTGCTCTGAATCCCAACAATACTCGTCTCCAATCGGTATTTGCTGTTCCATAGGTCATCCTTTCTAGTCTTGAGTAACCCGCCATATAAGTGCTATCGTTTTCTCTTTACTTTGAACCGCTTGCCGATGCGCTCCACTTGCCGCCAGTGTGGCTCGCATGCGTAGAAGTGGTAATACACGCCATCGATCTTGCGCGTCACCGCGGGCTCAGGATCGTCTGGTACTTCCCCGCATACTTCGCACACAGGCACGGGAATAAGCGTCCCTGATGGTAAGGGCATCCATTGTGTTGTCATCTGTTCGCCTCAAAAAACGCCTGTGCGAAGCCTGGCGGGGTGATAGCACGTTTCGCAGGGCTTCTTACGTTGGTATGCATCTTGCTTCCTAGCACTGGAGGTACAGGATTTCGCGCCGGTATGTTGAACTTTCCCCACAAGCACGTATGTTTCGTGTAGGGATCGCCATACTCGTAAGGGTCAAACGTCCAGCGCGGTTTTCCGAGGTAGTAGCCCAACTTCCCTACGGGGTTCTCCAGGCACCAGAAAACAGGATTAGAGATAGCTACGATACGCAAGCAGGCATCAACAACAGAAAGCGCCTGGAGTATCTCATCCTGACTTCTTTGCACCCAGGCGCCTGCATTTGAAAAGACGGTGCAAGGTGGTGCACAAAGCACGCCATATACGTTTTCAGGAGGGAAGTAAACGCGCACATCTCGTATCGGCAAGGTGACTAACTCCACATCATAGCCAGCCTCCACATAAGGCTGGCTCCAGGAGCCGCTACCCCCGCATAAATCCAGGATGATTTTTGTCTCATTGAACATCATTTCTATACCCTCAGCAATCGCTCATACATCTGTTCTAGGCCGCAGGCTGCTCGTTGCCAGCCTTAGTGGCGCGCTCGACCTCAATTTGCCGGGCCATCTCCCCCATTTCGTCGAGCGTCATGGTCCAGTCTTGCTTGCTTTGCGGCCTGCCGGTGATTGCCGAGGCCATGGCGTAAAACGCGGCAGGCGCCATGCGGGTCCACATGCCCTTCTGCTCGCCACGCTCAAAAAGCTCACCGCGGGTGATTGCTACGGTGTCCTTTGCCGGAAACGCTGGCGTGCCGTCTCCGTTCGTCAGGTGCTCAGTGCCTGGATGGGCTGATGCCTTTTCAGGAGAGCTTGGAACCTCGCTTACTTCGATCACCTCATTGTCAGCTTGTGCCATCTCTTCACGGGTGTAGAAGCCGCTCGTCTCAGCAGGGAAAGCGCGGCGCAGCGCCAGACTCTCAGCGCACTTGGCCAGCATGAGATCGGGCATCTTTGCCCACAGGCCGTACACCTGATTGTCCTTGCCCGTCTGCACATAGCTGGAATACTTGGCAACAGCAAACAGGGGCTCTTTGAAATCAGAACGAATGACGCCCACCTTTGCAGCCAGAGGAGGCTTATTGGATAACCACACCTCTTTCCACTGCATATCCTCGTCACACCACAGCGGCCCGACCTGACCGGCATACTTGCCTGAGCGCTCGGCCAGGAGGCGCATACCGTCAATGCTCACCTGGATCGTCATCTTGTTGCCGCCCACCTGCTTGTCATAGCGAGAAATCGCATAGATTTGACGCGCTATCGGGTCCAGGCCCGTCTGCTTGCAACGCTCGATAAACATATCGAATTCGTCTTTTGTTACGGATGGAGCAATCGTGCGCTGTATCAGGCTAATGCGCTCAGGGCTCCAGGTCTGTAGTTCAGTGCTCATTATATACCTCTTTCTGGTTTGCTTCCCGCTCCACATACGGCGGTACGGCTTGCAACTCGTCCCAGGCTGCTTGCAGGGCTGCCTGCTCGTCGGCAATGTCGCACTCGCTGGCGATCAAATCTTGTACGTTCATCTCTCGCTCCTTTGCTGGCAGGGTGATCCTGCCAGCGTGTATGATTAGGCGTCACTCAGTAGCGGGGCTTGCTCGTCTATCCAAGTCATGAGCGCCTTGTATGCTTCTGGCTCATACTTTGCGAAAATCTCAAGGTAGTTTTCAGTACCGCCAAAGTCGATCACAACACAAGGACTGTCGTAGTTCAACCCGCCTTGAGAGTTGTGGTACATCGTCCGCACATTGTCCAGATTGACGACTCTTTTTCCGATCCGTTTGAAGTTCATGTTGTTGCTCTCCTCAAATTCCTCTCTCAGGAGAAGCCGCCATTGTTCGGCCTCTCCGTCTAACAATCGCTGCCCGTTAGAAATCGTTGCTCAGCCACGGCGCGTCATCCGTAGGGAATTCCAGGCACCGTTCGTCCTCGGGCTTGGCGGCTCTGGTGTACGCCTCGTCGAACTCGGCCATGCATGGGCAGGTGGGATCGCTGCAATATGGGTGTGAATCAGTATGGATCAGCTCATCTTCGCATACGATGACGATCGGTAAGCCATTGTGTAGATACATTTCTCTGAACTCCTCTCCGAGCAGGAAGCTCAACGCCTCCTGCTCGTCTCTGTATAATCGCTCCCAGGCGTCCATTATGCGCCTATCGCCAGCTCGTAGTTCAAGTACGCCGACCGGGCCTCGTCACGCGCCCGTTGCTCGCGGCGGCTGTCCAGGTGGCGATCAACTGCCAGGCGATGACCGCAATCGTAGCCGCGCTGCGCGCCCTTGCAATCGCATTTGACGCTGTACAGTTTGTTGCTGACGTAGACTCTGTGCAGCAAGCCCGGCTCACTCAGTGACGAAACTTCGCAGTAGCCGCAGCCCGCAGCGCTCAAATGTTCGGTGATCGCTAGGGTTTGAATTTGATCGAGTGTCATGGTACAATTCCTTTCACTTGTTCGGTACGCCGCTCTTCACATCTCTGCAGGCGTCCGATCTACCGCGAGGGCTTCGGCTCTCGCTTTTTGTTTGTCATCCTCTGTTATTATTATAACATATCTGTCCTGTCCTGTCAAGTCATTTCATGTCAGTTTTTGACTGCACTTGACAATTCAAAATATTAATGCTATTATTATGACAGTAGAAACCATTAAATGACAATGAGGAGGTAAATATGGCCGAAGATACAGCTATGACTTTAGAGGATGTCGCTAAACGCCTGCATGTGAGTGAGCGCACGGTTGTGAGGCTGGTCGTCGAGCGCAAAGAACTCAAAGGGTATAAGGTTGGGCGATCCTGGAGATTTGAGCCCTCGGACGTTGAAGATTATATTGAGCGTCAACGCCGGAAAGCAGCAGGCAACCTCGTTGCGCCCGCTCTCTCGTTGAAGCAGAAGCCCTGGCTCGCCGGGGAAGACAAGAAAGAAGGATAGAAATGGGATTGTATCAACAACCACATTATCAGCCACAACCGCCGCCACAACAACCGCTGTCAACGTATCAAGAGAAAAACTACGTAACGAATGCAGTCGTGGTTATGCTGCTCTACCTGGTGCTCTACATACCGGGGCTGATTGCGAATGTGGCGTATCTCGCAGATGCACTCAACACAAAGCAGCGTGTAGGCCATAACCCCCAGGGTTTAGGCTGCCTACAGGCGCTGCTTCTGTTGCAGGTTATCCCATGTATTATTGCTGTTATACTGATCGTGTCAGCGGCAGCAAGCCACTAGAGAGAAAGGACCACATCATGAATCAACAACTACAGTACGCGTATCAGCCGCTCCCCTGGTGGTGCCAGCTCGGTTGGCAACTCGCCATCATGGCAGTGGTAGACGTGGCCGTGACGCTGCTGCTGCACGTCATCCCTGCTCTATAAGAGACGCGCGAGAGTGGAGATTGTAAAAATATGAACTACTTTGAGCAGATCGAAGCCATGCATCAGCAGGTGAGAGAGTTTGTGGAGCACGCTGAACCTGACTACAAGGTGGCAGAGATTGAGGCATGTTTTACGACAAGTTATAAGCCGACGCTAGCCAGCAAGGGAGAAGTTCTCCCACGCCGGGATTTTATTCTCACTGAGGTCAATGCGCATTTTCGCGTCAATGCGCACTACATCAACAGGATACTCGAATGCAAGGTGTATGTCATGCCTGATGGGAAGCTCTATCTGGCCGATCAGGTAATACATCGATTTATATGAGCCACTACGACTAGCTACAGCCCGCCGAACTTGCCCATGAGCAGCGCAGCCCCTGCATCGCCTGTCGTCTGCATGGCACGAGCGTACCGATATGTCAAGTCGAGCGATGAATGCCGGAGTGTTTCTTTCAGTGAGAAGATGCTTTCACCGCCGTCGAGCCTATGTTTTGCGCTCGTGTGCCGCCAGATGTGGACGTTACGCTTGTGTTTCTCGATGCCAGCCAGCTCTGCATATTCTTTTGCCAGGCGCAGGATCGAGCCATCACAGAGGCGCTTGTAGGGATCGATAGGAGAGCCGCCGCCTTTGGGATTGGGCACAGCTATGAAGATCGGGTCATCTGCTGCAATGGTAGCCATGCGCCCCGATGCCTTGAGATAGAGCACGATGGCGTCATAGGCAGGCGCAGGCAGTTCGGCAGCATCCATCTGTCCACCTTTGCCCTTGCCTGCCCAGTGATAGAGGTAGCCAGGTCTGCTCCCCTGCTCGTCGCTGATCGTGCCATATTCGATATCGCCCCACAAGAGGTTCGCAATCTCGGAGAGCCTGCGCGCCGTGAGGAAATAGGTCAGGAAAAGCGCTCGATCCCGCAGCCCGCGCAGGGTGTCACGTGGGATGACCGCAAAGAAACGGAGCACCTCTTCTTCTGTGAGATAGCGCGGCCTGACCTCTATCTTCATCGCGTGCAAGCCCTCTGCCGGGTTCTCGCCCTGATAGAGCTTGTAGGGCTGCCCGTAGCCGTCGTAGACAGTGTAGTGGGTCGCAAACTTGTAGAAGCCGCGCACGACGTTCAGGCGATAGTTGCGCGTGTTGTGAGACGGTGGTGTGCCAGCAGGTGTGGACATGGCGATGAAGTCGATCACGTCCTCTCGCGTGCAGTGCTCAGGGGATTTGGCAAAGTGCTTGAAGAACCGCTGCAAGATGCCGCTGTAATCCCTGATGGTGTGCGCGCTGCCCGAATGGGCGTAAAAAACATCCTTGAGATAAGCAGCGATACAGCGCTCCCAGAGCAGGCTCAGACCCATGCAGCACCCTCGATGGCGGAAACGTAGGCTATAATAGATCAAGGGACGGTGTACCGGGAAGATTACAGAGGGAGCATCACTGTGGACGATGTTTATACTCCAAGCATACACGAAAATAATCACAATATGGAAGTGACACATGTTCTACTGACCACACTTTCTACCTGAATTTGATGCATCGTACGCAGACGCGAGTGAGAGTGTAGATCATCACGGCAGTAGCGTCAAGGGAAAAGTCGCCTGGTGATGCAATTGTAATCTTTCCCTACATTGCCGCTACAATGCCAACACATTGTGAACCGAAATGTGAGGAAAAATGACAATTCTTTCATTTTCTCAGGTTCATCTCAGGAAGCACTCAGAAATGCTTGACAGTCCCGTAAGGATATGTTATCTTTCTATTGCCGGTTATTGGCAGTCACATGTAGTTACAACTAGTAAGAGGCTAAAGATCATGATCGTTGAGGCTAAAGAATTGGCAGTAAGGAAACTGGCAGACGCGAGAGCTGAATGCCGTGTTTCTCAAGAGAAGCTCGCAAAGGAAGCCAGAGTTTCTAAGCCAGTCGTTGTCAGGGCTGAGAATGGCTTCACTGTCACCAGGATCAGCGCTCATGCTATCCTTAAGGCTCTCAATAAATTCCGCACAGAGTACGGCTTGGAACCCATCGACTTCTACGATTTAGACTGGAAGCTACAAGGGGAAGAGCCATAAAAAGAAGTAGCCGCTGTACATCCCAACAAGAAAGCAACAGCGACTACTCGGAATTGTACTAAGTGCTTCGGAGGCTTCATGGACATCGACTGTTCAGTTGCTACCCAACCCTTAGTTAGTGCAATTATACTTAATATGTACTTGTTTGTCAAGCCAAGCACAGCAACGTTGGATGATTCATAGTATCCTTCTTGCACAACTAGAAATGCAACTACACAATAGATAGTGTAGTCTCTATAAAAGATGTACCATTGTGTATCACGAATTTCCAGAGGTTATTGTAACACAAGGAGAGAGAAATGGCAACTAGCGCAGTACCGCAACCCATCTACATATTCGCCCTCACGCATGACGAGATTATCGCCCTGGCCGGGGCGCTCGACCTCTTACGAGAAGCCTTGCTTGCTCAAATGCGCGTCACACTGAAGGCTGATGCACGTGATTTGACCACGATCAAGAACATCGAATCGATTGCTGAGAAGCTGCCTGACGAAAAGTGGTTTGAGGAGTGGAAAGCATGAGTAAGATATGGGTTAAATGCTCCTGTTGCAATGGCACAGGCATGACACCGTGGCCTTACGAAAAGTGCTCTTGCTGCGATGGCAAGGGAGGCCACTACGAGGAGGACGCATGACCAGGCAGGTACAGCTAAGATGGGGCCATCGTGTGCGCGTGAACCATCCGCAGAGCTGGTATCACGGCGAAAAAGGTACGGTCATCGGTCAGGGCCGGTGGGGCTATCTGATCGTCGAGTTTATCAAGGATAGCAAGCCCTATAGGACGGAGATCTTGCGCGGCAGGTTGGAGCTGGTGCAGGAAGGCGAGGATGCACATGCTGAGCCGAGCCTTTAGTGCAGCATTGCACGGTTGTTTGGATCGAGCGACAGGAGAGATCACGATGAGAGAACGAAAACCACTCACCAAAGAACTCGCTATCGAAACCTGGACACAAGTCCAGCACTTGATTGAAGTTGGCGCCTATGAGGAACGCAGCGCAGAGCACTACGAGACGGGTACCTGGCCGGAGGATGGCGTCGAGGAATCGGTCGTGGGTCTGGAAAATTGGGCAGCCCGGCAGGGGCTTGAGTTCGAATTCAACCACGATAACGGGAAATGGAGCTTAGTCGGCATTGAACAAGGGCACGATGATGTAGGAGGATATGATGCTTGATATCCCTTCCGCTTGATGAACAGGAGGTACACAATGGCAAAGAAAGCTGAGGATTGGATACACCGTGCCGCCGGCATGGCTGCGCAATTTGAGTCGATGGATCACGGTCGAACGCTCTCAATCGACTTCACGACCATCTTAGGCCAGATCGGGGATATCTACATCGTGCAGATTGATGGCTCAGAGACAGACTATGGCGAGTATTGGTGGGCTCACACGGAATTTTTAGCCGTGTCAGGAACGGAAGAACACCCTACTGTGGATGATGCCACAGATGAGCAGGTGGCACAAGTCACAAAGGAGGTGCCACCGCAAAAATAAAACAGCCGCTGCGAACGGCTGCCTTACGAAAGGAATGAGATATGAGCTTTGTCTGCATTGTAGCACAACTTGGCTACATTTGCAATGTTGACTGCCGGGAGGCAGACATGGAAAGGAAGAACGTATGAAACAACGCAATCCTGAAACCTATGCCATTTATGGCTTAACGGATCCTCGCGATGCGTTTATCCGCTACATAGGTATCAGCAACAACGCCTATAGACGCTTTAGAGAGCATGTACAGCACCCTTACAGCCCTTCTCATAAGGATGAATGGATAAATGGGCTCTTAGAGCAGGGCATGCTGCCAGGGCTGGTTATCCTTGAAACCGTGCAAGGTGAACATGTGGCAAGAGAACGGGAGGAATACTGGATCAACTTTTATGGGCCTACTAGCATGTTACTCAACTGGAATCTCAATGAGCAACTTCGCAATGGCGGCACACGCATAGATAATCCTGAGATGGCAACCCTTGTACAAGAAGAGATAGAGAGGGGCCAGCAATGAGTGATGAAACCTTTGAGGGGTTCGTACCCCCAACGAAAAACTACTTCCCCATGCCTAATGAATGGATAGATATTTGCGCTGAGATCACGAGCTGTGCAGAATTGAAAGTGATTCAGTACGTCTTGCGCCACACCTGGGGATACCGTGAATTCGGTATCTGCAAAACAATTAGCGTTGACGAGTTCCAACATGGACGCAAAAGGCAAGATGGCTCTCGGATGGATAAAGGTACAGGGCTTTCTAATCATAGCGTCATTGACGGATTGCGCGCTGCTGAAAAGCATGGCTATCTGATCTGTGAGGTCGATAACTCTGATCTAGCGCGTACCAAGAAGTCCTATGCGCTGAAGATGGCAAGTAGGGGTGAAGAAAGTTCACCCCCTGCAAAATCTTCACCCCCTGAAGAAAGTTCACCGGGTGAAGAAAGTACAGCCAGCTATGAAGAAAGTTCACAGCCAGGTGAAGAATCTTCACCCCGATCAGAGAAAGACACTACTAGAAATACACCTAAGAAAGACACTGTAGAAAAACAAGAGAGTACGCCCGCTTCTCTCTCAGAATACAAACATCGTAAGGAGACGGACCCGGCACTGCCAGTGGTCAAGCCCTCAAAGCAAAAACCTATCGATCCTAGTCCTTCCCCTGCGGCTGACAAGCAATCTCCCAGTGCTACCGGTCTCTCTAGTTCCTCTCCCGTTGCTTGTCAGGCCGCGTCAGGGCAGGATATGCCAGCGATGGCGCTCACGGCAAAGGATATCAAGAAGCAGAACGAGAAGCGGGCTAAGGACATCTGGATCATCATTGAGCGCGAACTGAAGACGAAGTTTACCAGGACGCAGCGCACGTCGGACTACAACACCAAAGGTATGGAGAACCTCATAGAGGATGAGGTGAGCGACGAGACGCTGACGACTGCGCTCAAGAAATTGCCGGCGTTCTACATCCCACAGTTCAACCTCAAGAAGTTTCATGAGATGATTCCGGGGTTGACCTCGACGCGCGATGCGCCACAACAGGGCACGCCTAAGCAGGATGTGATTATTCGTCCTGCTGGCACGGTCAGAAGTTTCAACGGCATTGCCAAACGAGCGGCAGGCCAGTAAAGGGAGCATGTCATGCAAGAACGATCATTACCCGGCAGTCCAGAAGCTGAGCGCGGCCTGCTTGGCCTTCTTCTCTGGCATAATAGCACACTCACTGATGTTGCGCCGCTGCTCGATGCCGACGACTTCTGTGGAGAGGATCGCCGCGCTATCTATGTCGCCATGCTTGCCCAGGCAGAACGCCGGGAAGCCTACGACGCCTTGGCCATCAGTGAGGCATTGCTCAGGCGGGGCATCACCGACCTAGAAGGCAGAGATGCCTATGTGTACCTGGACGCGCTGACAGACCGCGAGATGAACCTGATTAGCTTTGACCCGCCAGGTATCCGCGCTGAAACCTATGCAAAGGCCATCGCGCAGTATGCAGAGTCGCGCCGTCTCGTTGATGCTATCCAGCACATCGCGCCGCTTGCCTACAACAGTACAGAGAATGCGGTTGAGCAGGCAGAGGCATTGATCATGGCGGTGAGACGCCGCAGATCACGGCAGGATTTCACCTCCATTGGAGATTACATGCCTACCTACTTGAATCGCCTGGAAGGTCTGCAAGCCGATAAACAGATACGCGGCATTCCCACTGGCTTTGCAGACCTGGACAAAGTGATTTCGTTTGAGCGTGGCAATCTCTATATCCCGGCGGCGCGCCCAGGTGTGGGCAAGAGTGCGCTCATTCAGAACTTTGCCTATAATGCGGCGCGCAAATACGGCAAGCACAGTGCCCTTTTCAGCCTGGAGATGAACTTCGATGATGTGATGGACCGCTTTATCTCGATCCATACCAAGCTCGATTCGCAACTACTCCGCAATGGGGAGGTAGCAGATGACGACTGGAAGCTATTAGTCGGAGATACGATGGACACCTTTGAGCACCTGGGCATCTACATCAACCACACGCCCGGTATCACCATTGACACCCTGAAAAGCATGGCGCGGCGTGAGGTTGGCCGGCATACCATTGATATCCTCTTCGTGGACTACCTGCAACTGCTCAAGGCTGAGATCGGAGGGAAACGTATCACGCCGCGCGCTGAAGAGGTTGCCGAGATTGCGCGCCAACTCAAGGAGCTTGCCGGCGAACTCAACGTGCCCATTGTGGCCCCTGCTCAAATCAACCGCGAGATTGATCGACGGGCGGGCTCAAAGGTGGAGGGTGAAGACTACACCTACAAGATACCCATGCTTGCAGACTTGAGGGAATCGGGGGAATTGGAGCAGTCAGCCGACGTGGTGATATTCCTGGCACGCGCTGAGGAAAAAGAGGAATATGTGAAGCTGGATGTGGCGAAGCATCGCATGGGACCGATAGGTCAACTCGATTTGTACTTTGTCGGCAGTGAGACGCGGTTTTATAGCCTGGATGAGACGGCGGTGAACGCATGAGATACACGAAAGCCGACCTGCTCTCCTGGGCTAAGGCTCATCACTACCCGTACCTGATCCTGAGCGACACCGACCGTGTGCGGCATGGCGAGCTAGCATGGCGGCGGCTCTCACGCAACAAGGAGCGCAGGCTGCTCGCGTGGAAACGCATTGAGCGATGGCAAGAACTTTTAGCACAACAATCAGCATAGGAGGGTACGAGTGTGGCAAAGAAAATGACTCCGCAAGAGATGTATGAGGCGTATCGTAACGTGTCCTGTAAGTTGAAGCAGAAGGGGGTATTGCCTGAGAAGCTAGAACTTCCCCCGGCGACCTGGGAAGAAGTAAGCGAAGAGGATAAAGCTAGATTTGCGCAGATGGCACTCAAGGCGAATAGCATCTCCGCAGAATTTACGAGTGATTAGGGAGGAACCACCATGCCAAGAAATTATAGCCATGATCTACGCCCGGCAAAAGTAGAAGCCGAAACCGCGAGACTATGGCAACGTGCAGAGCGCACCAAACCCTGCGGCCATCGGCGCATCGTACTCAATTGCAAGCACTGCATCAAGTCCGCTCGATTCGAGAAGCAGGTCAACCAGCAATGGCAAAGGAGCGCATCGTGAAAGCTGATTTACGCGAGGCTTTGGGCAAAGCATTGCAGGAGTGTCGGCGTACCTGTTCAGGCAACTGGGAGCGGCCCTGGGCTGAGAAAGTAGAACCTGCACGCGAGATTGATCGGCAATGTGCTGAAGCCGTTACGAGAAAGTACCTCGAGATACTCGTTCCTGGCTATCTCATGCGGGTGCGATGGGACGATGGACGTAAAATCACCGAAAAAGAGTTCTATCAACTCTTTGGACAGGAAAGGAGCGCGTCATGAAAGCTGAACAAGCCCTCGCCAACCTGCGAACCGCACACGAGAAGTTCGCAGGCGAGTTGATGATCCTGGAAGTCGCAACGCAGGCACACGAGCGCGGCCCGGCGTACAAGCGCCAGCAAGCCAACGCCTTCTACGCCGCCCTCGCCCTGCGCAAGCAGATCGACCTCGTGAGCGCGCGCTATGGCCTCAAGGGGGTAGAGGAGGTACAGATATGAGCCGTGATGTCATGATCAACATCGGCTGCACCGTCTTTACGCTGGCCTACATCGCACTGTGCCTCATCGTAGGCATCTTAGCCAGCCGACATGATAGCAGGCAGCCGCCACAGCCGAAAGATGAGCCAGCTAAGTTCAACGCCGAATACTACGAGCTGTACCAGACGGGCTTGTGGTTGTTGCTGCACGATGCGGAGGCACCGTATGATGACCTCTAGACAGGATGACGCGATGAGAGGCGTTTCTGGGCGTTTTTTGAGGGGGTCGGTACAATCACTAGTCTCGCCCCGAAAAACCGTCAGAATCGCTAGCGCGAAGGCAATGCGGGCATTGTAGATTAGCATTTAGAAAGGAAATACTGAAAATGAAACATCTTGCTTTTGTCGGGGTCTGCCTCCTGCTGTTTTTGCTTACCGCCTGTGGCGATGTCGCTCATGGGAGCGAAGCCTTGCAGACGCGGCTCGCCGCGTCCGTCTGTGTTGATACGGGACTGACTGGCCCTGCCGAGCAGGAGAACACTTTATATTGCGCTACGAATACTCTAACAGGCATCACAGCAAACTGCTGCACGTCAACCTATCAGCAAGCTATACATCTTGCCCAACAGAAGCGCATCATCGTAGGCACGCCTGAATTCCTGACGCAAACAGTGGATTGGGCTGGTGTACCTGTAACGTTTGTGCGCTTCAACTCTGGGTTTTACGCGTGGCACTACGACCCGTCAAACGGTATAGCCACCATTGAAGACTCGTATAATCATGTGGTCTATTCGGGAAGGTGAGGAGAACATGGGCTTCATCGCATTTATCACCCCGGCGGTGCAGGTGCTCGCCTGGACAGTCTGGGGGCTCGCAGTCTTCATCGTGGTCAATGCCGTACTCGTGAGCAGCTTCAGGCAGGGGTGCCGCGTGTACTTTGAGCACAAGCTCGGCTTCTTCCAGGCATTGCACAAGCAATCACAGGAGGATGCAGACGAGATAAGCGAAATGCTGTGGAAGTAGAAAGCCTAGCCTGTTGAAGGCAAGCTAGGCCAGACCCTATGTAGTGCGTACTAGAGCCTATCTGAATAACGGACAGGCGAAGTAATGGGGTAAAGTATGGCGAACTATCGCAAATTTATCAAAGGCTCTGATAACCATGATAACCAGCAGAACGAGCAACTCAGCCACAATCGCATCGTGGTTGAAGGCGGATCAGCGGCGCTCGTGCTCGTGGTCTTCCTCTGCATCCTGGCAACGGCCAGCATTATTCTCATGGCTATCATCCACCTGGACTTACTCTCTACACTGGTTGTGGCGTCGTTCATTGGCTTCTTTGTCTGCGGCTGGGTTGTGCTGGTCGCGCTCACCATACGGCATGTGAGCGCCACGAGAACGGCGGTTGCTGTCGATAAGACTGTGCGCACACGAGCGCTCTTCGAGCAGGATGTGATCTACGCCAGCGAAGCCTATATCTTGTTTCGCGACACTGACGGTAAGTATCAATTCCGGGGCACGGTGCATGTCGATGAGCACCGGCAATTCCTGCCGAAAGAGATTAGCCCGCCTGCACCGTCTGAAGCGATACTTACCTGCTTTGACCAGGGCATGAGTGGGCGCGCTATTGAGCGCTGGCTCAAGGATAGGGGAGATAAGAAGATTAGCTATAGAGAAATTGCCAAAACGCTCGACCTGTACCGGCCAGGTTGGAATACACGGACCACGATTGATGCAGATTCTACTGCTGAAGAGTGAGACACCCGTGTTCCAAATGTGACAGATTCCGTTACAAATGAGTTGTTACACTTCCGTTACACCGCATTTTTATAGATGCATACCCCGAAGAGTGGGGGAGTGGGCAAGAAAGGATACACAGAATGGACAGAGAGCCAACATATGGCGAGTTAATGGAAGACTTGCGGCTAGCTTGCGGCAGGCTCATGATAGCGCTCTTGCAAGAAGCAGTGAAGCTAGTAATATTGCCTCTCCGCTTCTTCCTGTGGCTGAATGGAGACGACTAAATTATGAAAAAGTTTGTTTCGCTCGAATGGTATGACTCATTCATTGAGTTTTTGTTCCGCTTTGTGGCAAAGACGAGCGAGCCGCTGCTGGCTGCTGGCTTGACCATCAGTGCCGCCGATTATCTCTCACATGGCGCGGTGATGGCCGGCCATCCTGCATTCGCGCTAGGATGGGCATGGGCTCAGGCACTCGCACTCGAATCATCAAGCGGGGTCGTCTTCGTGTATGCCTTGCAGGCGTTCAGACAAACCGATAAGGTGAAAGGCGCGATCTACCTGACGCTGGCCTTGATGCTGGCTATCGTAGGCGGTGGCATGCTGCTCTTGCAGGTCAATGCCGTGACCTCGGGTAGTGTAGAAAGCGCGGTTCCGGTGCTCAACGTCCTGCGCGTGATTGTCAGCATTGCGTATATCTTCCTGCTGCGTGCGAAGAGCATACGCTTTTCCGACCTGGCAGACGTGTCAGCACAGCCAGCAATCGCACCCGAGACGATCAATGTGCTCGTTGAGAAGTTGGAGCACCTGACCGTCACCGTCAATCAGTTGACCAATCCCTCTATGCCAGCCCTGCCTGAGCATGCGGAAACAAGTGCCGCAAATGTTCAGCCGATTTACCAGGGCAAATTTACGAGCAAAGAGCAGGAGATCGCCGCCATTCTTGCACGCATGCCCGGCGCAAGTGCCCAGGAGGTTGCACGAGAGGCTGCCTGTAGCGAGCGCACAGCGGAGAAATGGATCAAGCGGTTATCATCACAAAAGGAGGTATAAATGTTACTAGGAGATGTTAGAGTCACCCCCGATGATGTTGTGCAGTTGTACGACGTTGACGGCTCGGTGCAATGTGAACTCACGGTAGAGGATGCGCTCACTCTTTTAGACAAGCTGGTACTGCGCCAACACTTGCTTCACGAGCGCTACCGCCAGCAACTGGCAAAGGCAAAGGCAAAGGAGACAGACCAATGATAGGCACAAATCATCATGAATCAGCACAGTTTGAACAGGAAGCTGAACTTCTAGCCATCCGTGAGGCGGCAAAGTCGCTGGGATTGGCATATCACGACCTCTATAGAGATATGCTCAGAGGGCGCATCCCTATACAGCGAATCAACGGCATGTATCGCGTTACAAAAGCCGACCTTGATGCTTCCAGTAAGCATAAGCAGAGTGGTGATTGGTCATCTGTTGGCAAGAGTGCCGAACCTGAGAGTGCCAAAAATGACCTCTATGCTACTCCACTTCCATCAGCGCCATATCTTAGTGAGGTTGAGTTGCTGAATAAGCTCGTGAGCGCGGTTTTCACGCGACTCTCCCCGGTGCAGCCTGCGAACCTTACTGCATTGCAAGAAGTCACCCCGGCTATTCGTGTGTGGTTGGTATCTTTGCAGACGCCCGAAGGGGTCATGACCTGCCGTGTGATCTATGATGGAGAGTCGTTTTCAGTTGAGTCTGTTATCTAAAGGAGGCATACATGATCCCACTCACCATCGCACTCATCGTGACAGGCGCGGCCTGCGCGGTATTCGCCATCATTGCCACCTTTGCCATTCAGGCCAACAACCGCTTAGAGCGAAGTCTGGAAGAGGCTCTCGCAGGCAAGGAACACCTGAAAGCTGAGAATGGTACGCTGCTACACAACGAGGCAGTCATGCAGGCACAAATCGACGGCCTCAAGGTGGCGCTGAAAGCCGAGGTAGAGAGATTGCAAAGGGAGAGCACGTTCAAGCAGAAGACCATCGATCACCTGAGCGTCAAGGTCGATGAGATCAGAGCACAGAACAGAGACCTGGAAGAGATCAATAGTGACCTACTAAAAGCCCAGGTTGCCATGCGTGCCCAGCTTGCAGAGCAGCGCAAAACCGTGCCCATCAAGCGCGTGCGCAAGACCGACACATCAGGAGGAGAGCAACAACCATGAAACATGTGAATGTCAGTGCTGCCATTCGTACCGCCCTCTACTGGTTGCTTGACCGCTTGAAGCCGTCAGAGCAGCCATCTGAGCAGGAATTGATCGAGTATAGCAAGGAGCTGGCCCAGAGGCGCACACCGCGCTTGCTGCCTCCTCCACAGCCACAGCCGCCGAGTACCTACGAGCCGCCTGGGAAGACAACCGACCCGACGCAGCAGGTACATCACCTTGCGGAGACGGGGCGCATCGCCAGCATGATCCGTACGCAGAAGCTGCCCACGGTCAAGCTGCGTAAGACAACCCTGCATTTCATGCCATCGACGGAAGAGGTGCAAGCCGATAGGTTCCTGCTCGACGTCGAACCGATAGAGCCTGAGCCTGAGTCAGCGCTAGACCAACTCGCCCAACTTGCTGTAACGGATGTCAAGCTGAAGGCGGTTCGGGAGAAGCATGAGAGTAGAGGCAAGGCAAGCTGATATCCATTTAGCGAGTTATGGAGAGAGACTAGATGCCAAACCACATAGATGTCAACCTTTCGATTATAGGCAATGATCAAGACCTGGGAGCGTTTACCAGGCAGGCAAAAGGCAAAAGGAAACCAACGGGCGATCTTCCAGAATACCCCAATGGGTTGAAAAACTATAACTATGACCTTGCTACTAATCCAGCAAGCTCTGTTTTTGAGTTTGATCGACTCATTCCACTACCGGAAAGCTATAGCCAGTTCCCATATTCATTGCATGGCTACAATCTGGAAGTAAGCACCTGGGGGATTAAATGGGGCGCATATGCACACAAGCCGCCAAAGTTTAGGGAGGGATGTGCAACCTACTGGTTTAGATGTGCATGGGAAGCCCCACGCATCTTTCTTGAAAAGGTAAGCAGGAATTGGCCTGATCTCTGGTTTGTCGTGAGCTATGGCGGTGAGGGTCCAGTACGAGGCAGGTTTGCGCTCCACAAAGGGGAATACCTTGATAACGTTGCCAGTATCGGGTATGCATTCGATGAGGATGAGGCAGATGAAGAGATGTGTGATGCATGGGTAGACGCCTATCGAAACGCACATGAAGCGTACACAAAGCACATTCTGTTTATGCATATCCTGGAGCAAGCAGAGTTAGAGCAAGAAGCCGCTGGCTAACTACCAGCGGCTTCTTGCTGCTCAGCGCATGACGAGCACGACGGCGGCGAGCACGAGCACGGCCCCGACCACGAGCGCGATAAGCAATGCACGGCGGGTGTAGTGCGTCATGGCTGTGTCTCGCTTTCAGCCCACTTGCGGATGATGGGCAGGATATGCGCTACCTCGTCCCGGTCAGATTGCTTCTCTTGCTCTGATAGCTGTTCATAGGGAGTGTCGGCCTGCATCTTCCAGCGCGCTACGAGTGAGCGTGGGATATAGTAGCGTTCATATCCTGCCCCATCTTCAACAACCGAGCATTTGCTAAACAGGTACTGCATCCACCTGGCCCACGAAGCGTGCTCCTTGTCGGCTAATTGCTCGATGAGTTCTTGCTCTGTCATGGCTGCATCTGCACCGGCGGCGTCACGGCTGGCATCTGGGCTGTGTTGAACGCCGCCATCGATGTATTTGGGTCAATGGGCGATGGTGGTATAGGCGCCTGGATCGTTTGTCCAGGTTGTAGCTTGAGTTCGGACAGTGGAACCTGACCGACAGGTGGCTGTACGGGAGCCGCTGGCTGCTGAGCCTGAGCCACTACCGCAGGCAACACTCCCAGCACCTGCGAGGTGAGCGTTTGCAGTTGTGCCTGTTGTGCTGGTGAGGGCGCTTTGAGGGCGAGATTGCCGCCAAAGAGGGCGAGGGCGAAGGTGATCATGAGGGTGAGATCGGTAAAGCTGATCTTGCCAGCCCACATGAGCAGCCCCGCTGCAATGACCAGCAGGCCGGCGAGCACGATTGCGCCGATTTCTGTGAGTGGATTGTTGTTCGACATGCTATAATCCTCCTATGAATGAGAACGAACGAAACGAACATTTCAAAGAATTTGCTAAGTTGCTCTGGGATGAATTGCGTGAGGCCAATGGGGGCGGCTATATCGATGTGGATGCCACTGACGATGGAATTGACCCAACCAATTACCGGCTCCTCATCGCTCAGCGTGCCTATGATCTGGCCTACCATGTCATTGAGAATGCTGGCAACATTGATCTGATACCCGTCACTGCTGACGCCGTTGCTACCATTCCAGACCTCACCGAGTGGCCTCCTAGCTAAAAGTAGCCGATGTGATAAAGGTTTCCAGGTCAGCTACTTTCGCGCCTGCAGCTTGCAGGAACGCTTTGACCTTTACCGGATCGATGCCTTGTATGGTAGGCACAGGAGCCGTTGCCTTCGCCAGGTCTGCTTTCAGTTGCGCGATTTGCGCGTCTAACGCTCCGATTTGCGCGGCTTTGAGTTGCACTTGTTGCCGGCAAAAGGCTAGCTCCCGCACACCCCATTCAACGAATACGCCCCTTGCTGCGGTATACCCGAGCATCGTCCAGTTGAAAAGCTGCTGGCTTCCCCCGCCTAAACTCGGATTGGATGATTCGAGCAAAGACGTGCCGAACTCAGCGGCTAAAGGGACGTTGCCTGGATCCCAGTTGTGCGCAAGCACATAGTCACGAAAGCCATGCACGACCTTGACGCCGTTGGGCGCGGTCAGTGTCGTGCCGTCGTCATGCCATCCGGCGGGCACTCCCATAGTTGTTGTACCTCCTTGTAAGTAGGTGAATAATTCCTGCCACGGGTAATTGCCTGGACAGTGCGCACGGTTGATCGGGTCAATGTCCATATGTCCAATGATGCCGCCTAGTCCGTCGTTTGTAGCACGTCGCTTCGGGATATTGTGGCGTTCACAGATATGCTGAATGAGCCTGAAACTTGCAGCTTTTTGTGCATCGGTCAATGGTGTGCTATTATCGCTCGCCGGATCTACGTGCTCCAAAGAAACAGACATGGTATTGAGGTTTGTAGCGCCGCCGCCTCCTACATGCAACGGATTGTATTGTGTCAAAAATGACGCAAAACCATCCTCTACGCAACAATTCCCTGCAGCGCCGTCTTTCTCCAGGACGGCCTGCACGACCGCGCCGTCCTGGCCCACGATATAGTGGGTCGAGGCTTTATTCGGGTCGTTGGCAAAGAACGTAGCAATGTTTTGTGCGCTGCCTCCTGATGCTGTCTTGTGGATCACTAAAAACGTATGATCATTTTGATCGATGAACGTCCTATTCTCGTCCACGAGCATAAGGATTGCCCCGGGTTCATCTGGTCCCATGCGATTTCTCCTTTCTCAGCCGTAGCCAGCACTCCAGATTGAGCAAGAACAGTTTCACTCGAATCAGCATGTTGCCTCCTTACCAGCACGCACACGAGCGTGCCTAAAAACACGAGAGCGGAAAGCCCGCTCCATAGGGCAGCGTACAAGAATATCATGTTGTCTCCTTTCTATGCTATGCTATACTTTTCCTTAGCGGGAATGCCTCTGGTGCCAGGACCGTGGGTACTCCTATGAGTAGTAGCGTCAGTGAAGCGTACGTTACCACTGAAAGCAGCCAGAGGCATACTCACCACTCAAGGCTCAGAGATGACGCTCAAAAGTTGACTATCCATCGCAACCGGGCCTGTGCCGAGCGTTACCACCGGGTAGGCTTTGTACAGGCCAGCCTTGCCCAACGGATTGGTGCTCAGCAGGTCAGCCGCCGATGGCGTGAAGTCGGCCAGGCCACCCGCCGCGTTGGTGATCGTCCATGCGCCTGTACAGATATATAACGAATAGTTATTGTTGACATCCTCTAAGTGCATGGCGATTGAGCCATTGGCTACACCTGCCAGCGAAAACACTCCTGAATCAGTGGTGAATGTGTGATGGCTCGTCCTGCCGTCTCCGCTTGTGATCGGACTCCAGCTCATAAGTTACCTCCTCGTTGTCCATTTTGCTTTATCGTCTCTGCTATCCCAGGTGGCCTGCTCGTCGCGGCTGTCCCATCCGGCTAGGCCGTCGCGTGTTTTCCATGTAGCCTTGCTGTCTCGCGTGAGCCAGGTTGCTTTGCCGTCGCGTGTGAGCCATACCGCGTCACTAGGCGCGATGAGCACGAACCTGCACGCAATATCCTTTGTCCTCAGTGTCCCTACCCCGGCCAGCACAAAGCGCACGGCGATGTCCCTGAGCTGATTTGCACTCATAAGAGAAAATCGTGTTTTGATGTCCTTGAGTTGGTTGGCTGATTTGAGCAAAAACCGGCTCGCTACGTCCCTCGCCTGGTTCGCACTTCTGACACGAAACCTCGTTGCCACGTCTTTTAGCTGATCAGCAGATTTGAGAGGGAATCTGGTTTTGACATCCCTTGCCTGATCAGCACTCTTGATACGAAATCGTGACGTAATGTCCTTGATACGCTGTGAAGCAGAGGCCAGAATAAACCTCGTCGCCACATCTTTTAATTGATCGGCACTTTTCAACTTCAGGCGTGTCTGGATATCGCGCAACTGGTTCGCACTTCTGAGCAAAAATCTTGAGGTGATATCCTTAAGCTGATCAGCACTGCGGATCCTAAAACGGGTACTTGTATCTTTCGCCTGATCAGCACTGCGGATTCTAAATCTGGCCTGGACATCCTTTAATTGATCAGCACTTCTGACACGAAATCTTGAGGCGACATCCCTTGCTTGATCAGCACTTTTGACCCTGAACCTCGTCGCTGTGTCCCGTATGCTCTGCTGAGCCAATCTAAAGCGCGTCTTGATGTCCCTCACCGATTGCGTGCCACCAACCAGGATAAAGCGCGTGCTGATATCCTTGAGCGCGTTTGCCGACATCAGGCGGAAGCGCGTGGTGATGTTCAGTGCGTAGTTACTGAGCAGGCTTGTGAGTGAACGCCGCACGTAGCGCGGGATGTTCGTCGGGCTTGTTGGCCTGACAAACGTAGCGGTGATGGCCCTGTCTACCCACGCGGGTAACGGGACACTCGGGTAGGGCTTGAAAATCCTGCCAGTGATGGCGCGCAACGTCCACCTGGGCTGACTGAGCGGCTCTGATGGTAACGTGTCGTCTACACTGAACGAGTCAAACTGGCAGACATTGGTCGATGTTGTCGGGGTGCCAAGAACCCCGAAGAAGCCGGGTGTGGTGATGCCGCTATCGGTGGCCGTCATCATCCAGTTAGCGGGTTCGGGTGTTCCATCAGCCCACGCTTTCGCTAAGAGCAGATTGCCCTGGATGCGAAAGCGCATCCAATAGAACGGCCCGACCGAGTAGGTGAAGCTGACAGCGGTGCCGACCGTCGTGAACGTGGCCGCCAGGTCGCGCCTGAAGGTGATCGTCTGACTGGTATTCCCCACAACACAGGAATAGAAGTTGTTGCTATCCAGGAAGCGGAGCGAGATACCAGCGAGATCGGTCAGGGTGGACACATTGAAGCGTACCAACCCCTCTGCATCGACAGGCTGGCGCGTCCCAAGCACCATGACGTTGGTGGTCGAGTTCACAAAGGTGACCCGACCCTCGTTAGCAGTCACGTCAAGGGTAGAAACGCCCCGCTGTTGTGACCATACTTGCCCATCAGTGGCAGTTCCCCAACTGCCACTCGCTACGTTTGGTCGCTGAAAGGTATCTCGGCCTATGATTGCCACGATCTACCCCTTATAGCTGGCTATACCCCCACAAGCTCCCCAAAGACCCCCGTGGCACTAGAGCCAGTGACTACTGCCTGTATCTGAATATTCGGCTCAATGATCGGCCCATCGGTAGAGCCTAGACCGTACACAAACCGCGCAATCGTCCCTATGGTTACTGCATGCGCTGTACCTACTAATGCCCAGTTAGAGCCATCAGTGCTTACTCTTGGCTGTACCGTTAGCGTACCGCCGCCGCCTTGCCTGACGAGCAATACCCAGGTACGTTCGCCACCGTTCGCAACCGTTGCTGAGTTCGTCGTCCCAACGGTGAGAGTCGCATTTGAGACGATCATAATATCAATATAGGCCATCTACTGTAACCTCCTAAGCTCTGCTATTCCTCCGTCCATTCGACGCTGATATCAAACAGCCAGCCAGCGACGACCGCAATCCCGTTCAGGTTGATCGCAAACACCTGGGCTACACCTCGCAGCGTTGGCGGTTGTGCTGGCCTCATGCCAAAGTCTTCGATGTAGGGCATACCCACCGGGAAGTCAGTCGCCGTCTGCGGCGTGAGCAAGAGCGTTGTCCTGAAGTTGCGTATCACGCCGACAAGCGTGCCTGTAGTTGGCGGGACGGTATAAGCCAGCACCGTAGCTGTACCCGCCGCGTTGTTGCTATCATGTGGAACAATCGTAGGCGCGGTACTGGTGCCTGCTGTATCTGCCGTTGACCGCTTCACGAATGCGATGGGGATCACGGCCTGCGTTGCTAGGGTCGTCGAGCCTGAGATGGTGACGCGTGTTACTTTGATGAGCTTCGTCGCGCTTCCGGTCAGGGTAAAGATGTCGGTCGGGGCTGTGGTAATGGGTGCCAGGCCGAGAATAGAAGCGGAATACGTCGCCTTTGAGCCACCAGCCTCTTCTACACGAACCGGCGCAGAGTCGTTGCTAGATGCATCCGTAAAGAGCGTGCCGCCTTGCAGCGCCTTGAAGCCGACGCCCGGCACGTAGACGCAGCCGATAGGGATATTATTGCTATCAGCCGGAGTTGAAGAAAATGCCAATGATTTGCTCCTTCTGTCTCACGACAGTAGTATTCGTGAACTATAATCGAAACCCTTGCACGTGAAGTCCGAGCGCGCCTATCGGCGTCACGGTATCGCGCCACCCGCCGAAGTGGTAAATCGTTGATTTGTAGGCCACGAGGTTCGGCTCCCCTGGTTTGGGCTTGTAATCCCAGATGAAGCATTCACACCTACCGCTCACCTTGTCGATCACACGCCCAATCACCTGATATTCCAGGCTGTTGCCGCCCGCCCCGATCATGTCCAGGCTTTTCGTCTTGAACTGAAACGGCTCCATGCCGTCTGCTATCTCAAGCGTGGCTGTCCTGCCGTCAGGGCAATGCAGCCGTATCTCCTTGACGCGGTGGATATCGCCTGTGCTCACGATGTCATCACCCCAATCAAGCTGTCGCACACCTGCTTGCCCTTTGCGCATAGTTGGTATCATGTGATGCTCCGACCACTCACGACCCGATGTGAGCAGCACCGACCAGTACGAGAGCTGCGGGTCTATCATGTTGGCTACGGCTACAAGTGAACTGGTGAAGCTCATATGCTATAATCCTCCTAAAAAGGATGGTGAACGATGAGTAACGAACGAGACACCCACTTCCAAGGCTTTGCTGAATCGCACTATCTTGAATTGAGTGACCTTTTTGCCCACATGTATGCTTGCCAGATAACGGGCGACTATTCTGGCGCTGATCATGCTCGATATGCAATTAAACAACTCCTCGCCCAACGTGCCTACGACCTGGCGATATACTGTTTTGTATCTGTCCCTGACGAGAAACAATCTGAGTATGGTGATCCCCCTGATTGCGTCAAGCATGTCCCTGACATTGACCAATGGCCCGACCCCTACACGAACGAATAGGTGAACGTTATAACTGGAGTTAAGGTTCCTAAAGACATATTCGGGCCCGTGAAGAGCGCAATCACGAAGAAAATCTTGCCCGCTGTGGTCGCTGCTGGTGTACGTCTGTGGGTTATATATTGTATGACCCCCTGGCATGACTGCCAGTTTGCGAGCCACGCAGCCGCGCCCGGTGAGACTGAGCCAGCCGTGCCCGATGTCACCGTAACCGTGCCAGTCGTACCAGCAGCAGGGTCGGCTGTTTGATCATCTCCGTACTCGTTCATTTTCAAGTAGGAAGTGCTTGATGTATCGGTAGCGTGCCCATTGACGATAGGGCTACCTGATAGCGCCCCTGGTTGTGTGCCAGCGACAGGGGCCGCGTGCGTGTTATCGCCGTAGGCCGTGAGCGTTGGCGCCGCTGCATACGTGCCCAAGTTATCATAATCAATACAGGCCATCTTAGCCCTGGCATTGGTGCCCGTGTAGGCAGGAATAATCACGCCGGTCGTGTCGGCGGTGAAGTACCAGAGCTCTGGCACTGCCGCCGTGGCTCCTGGGCGTGAGAATTGCGGCCAGGATGCGGAGGCTGTACCTGCCGCGCCAGCACCTGTGGCAGCCCACCGTATTTCATTGGCGCCTGCTGAACCTCCAAAGGTGATGGTATTCCAGACGGCTGCGGCAGCATCGGTCGCTGCACTGTTCCACTGGCTTCTTATGGTGGTGAAGTCACTCGTCGTTTTATCCCTTTCCGCTTTTCAAGCGGCTAGACTCCCAGCAGCGTGAGTATGATCACGATGAGTGCCAGGAGTGCTACAAGTCCATAGATCACCGCGCGCGCAATTGAGCGTCCTAGCGCCGCACTGATGGCGAGATCAGCCGAACGCACTAAGATGAACAGCAGCGCCACGGCTGCAAGGCTGAATAAAATGTGCATAAGAACTTCCTTTCTATTTAAGAAAATGTAAGACGATAGCAAGCGTGCTGGATATCAGGATAGAGACCATAAAGAGCACAATGCCGGCGACCGCGATAAACGTCGTTGACAGCTCCTTTGCGCCCGCGGACTTCCCGCCTGTTTCGCTGCGGGACTCGCGCAAGCCGCGGATGTCATCGACGATCGTCTTCTGGTCACGGTCGGCCCGCTCGCGCAGCGCGTCAAGGTCACGCGCGGTGGTTTCCCGCAGCAACGAGGCACTACTTGCAATCTGCGTGGCCAGCGCATCGAACTGTGCCCGCGTGGTGACGGCCAGCGCCTCCAGCTTCTCATTCGTGGCGAACTCCGCCCGCTGGGTGCCCAGTTGCGCGCGTATCTCGTTCATGCCCTCCAGGCGGATACCCAGCGCGTTAGCCGCCTTGTCGCTCTCCGTCTGCATGGCCTTCATGCGTGCTTCGTACAGGCGGTCGCGCTCATCGAGCACGCGCTCCAGGAACTCGCGCAGGGTGACTTCCCACTGCCTTTGCATAAGTTGTGCTTGATTTTTGCTTTTCATGTGTTATCTTCGTGCTGCCGCATCGTTGTACCCGATAAAGGAGTACAGCTATGTTTCGCTTCATCTTTCGCAATCTGCGTGGCCTTGCATTCTTCGCGGTCATGCTGCTCTTCCTCGCGATTGCGCTCTCCATCTTCTTCCTGCCGCACTAAGGAGTGAACCTGATAGCGAGCGCATTCCAGGAGATGGCGCTTTGCGCATCAATATCTACCGTGGTGCTCGTCGTATTCTTATAGACGGCAGGCTGTGTGAGCGCGCCATAGCTACCGGCATACTGCACAATCACGATATCA